TGGGCGCTTCGCTGATGCGTAGAGCTTACTGCTGAACCGGGGTGACGGTGGCATCTCCTGGCAGCTGACCAGCAGAGACCACGGTGGCCCCATCGGGAACGACCACCGGGGTAGCACCAGCGGGAACCTCGACCACCGGAGTGGTGGGATCGAGGCTAGAAGCCGGAACCGGAGTAGCCGAGGGGTCCAGTGGGGTCGGACCAGTGGAGGTGTCCACCGGAGTGTCCACTGGGGCATCCGGCAGCGTGGGGGTGACCACGGTGCCAGTAGTCGGATCGGTGACCGGAGCAGCGGTCGTGGTGCCGTCTACTGCCCCTCCATCGCCTACCGTGCCGGTCTGATCGGTGGTGGGAGTGCCACCGTCATCAACTGGAGTGGTGACCGGAGTACCGGGATCAGCCGGTGCCGTGGGGCTGCCAGCGTCTACGGGGTCACCCGTGGAGGTGTCCACCGGGTCAGCCGGAACCGTGGAGACCGGTGTCGGAACGTCACCCGTGGGGGTGGTGGCTCCAGTGTCAGCCGGGGGAGGCGTGGGATCGGGGCCGGTGGTGACGGTAACCGGAGACGGCCCAGAAGGCGTCGGAACCGAGACCGTGGCACCCGTGCCAGGATCGGTGGTCACCGTGCCGTCACCAGAACCGGGAACGTCGGAGCCCGTGGTCGTGGTGCCGTCACCCCCAACGGGGGTTCCAGTGTCACCGCCCCCGTCGACCGGAGTGGTCGGAGGAGTCTCGGGAGGAGTGGCCGGTGCATCGGCGGCGTTGACGCCATCCAGCACCTGCTGGGCGGCATCGGCTGCATCCTGAGCATCCTGGGCCTTCTGGGCTGCCAGGTCGGTCGCCTCCTTGGAGGCATCTGCGGCCTGGGAGTTGGCCAGGTCAGTAGCGGCCTGGGCATTGGCTGCCTGGGCTACGGTAAGGGCATCGGTCAACGTGGAAACCTGCGCCTGAGCAGCGGTGGCCACGTCCTTCCAATTGGTGCCCCAAGTCTTGAGTTCGTCAAGTACTTCGGCGAGAGTTGCCATGTCCATCCCTACCTTGCGTTCGATGTTGTCAAGCCGGTGATTGATCCCGTGGACCCACGGGGGCACCCGGTCGGGGTCGGGACCAACCAGGAACTCCCAGAGTTCCTGAACCTGGTCTTCAAAATGTCCCACACTAATTAGTGCCCTCTGGTGGCCTTACTTACACTGCTGATCGCCTTCGTCTTTGACGCGACGGTCAGCCAGGGCTCCCTGCATGGCACTGAGATGAGTGACCCAGATGGCGTAGAGGCTGATGAAGATCACGTAGAGGATCGAGTCGTGCCACCACAGCACCGAGGGAATCGTCATCAGCACCCAGAAGAAGAACAGCGCAGCATGAGTGCGAACGGCGTAGTCGGGATTGGTCAGCAGGTGGATGGGATTGAGCATGGTGCTCTCCTAGCAAACAATCTTGATTAGCTGTGAACGGATCTACGACTGCTTTCGAGCCCATCGTGAGATCCGGCAAACCTCTTCCAAACTGGCAGGTCTAGCAAACACCAAAAACGGGGCACTCCCGAAGGAGCACCCCGTCTCTAGAGGTAACTGAAGGTGTCTGTTACGACTTGCGGAGGATGATGATGCCTCGGGGGTTGAGGACCACCATTCCCACCAATTCGTCCATGACCCAGCCCTTGTGGAACTGTTCTACCTGGTTGTTCTCTTCCACGTCGAGCGAGTACATCACCGGGAACACACCGAGGAAGGTGGGCTCTGGGGTGAGGTAAGTGCTACCACGCGGGATGATGATCGACTTGCCGATCTGGAACTCGCCGAACTGGACGATCTTCTCGCCAGCAACGACCGAGTCCTTGAAGGCCCAGCCAGTCGTGGCGATGTCCCAGCGGTAGAAGTCCCGATATTCCTGTGGGTTGCACAGCAAACGCGAGGAGTCCAACATGCGCTGGTCGGTGAAGGTGACCGCCGTGTAGAGATCCGAGGGCATGAGGGCAGAGCCCGCAATCGTGATCTCGTTGGGCAGCGAACCCGAGCCAGGAACTGCCGTGGAGTCAACCAGGCGGTAGTTCGCAGCTGCGACTTCGAGCAGGGTGATCAGGCGCGAGTCCTCCTGGCGCATGATCGCTTGCTTCGTCTGATCCTGCGCGTACTCCACGATGTTGCTGCGGAGGTAGTACAGGTCTTCCTTCTTGATCTTCGGGAACGACGCGATGCGGAACAGCTGCACCTCGACGCGCTTTCCCTCGAACGGGGTGATCTTGATTTCACCCTCGTCGCCGTGCAGCATGTACGCCTGACCGAGGTCATCGAGCACGTCGTACTGGATCGGCACGCCTGGGGTCAGGGTGTCTTCCAGCAGGACGTTGCGCAAGATGCCTTGGTAGCGCAGCTGCAGCTGAATCGGGCCGATCATCGACTGACCGAGCCTCATCATGCCGTTCTGACGGTCACCGAGGATGTGCGCCAGGCGAGCCTGACGCTGTCGATGGGACAGCTTCTGTCCACCCATGCGGTCCATGACGCCCTGAATCTGAGCGACGTAGTCCTCCGAGTTCACGGCGACACGCTGCAGGCCAGAGCCGTAGGCCTGGGGGATCATTGCGGTAGGCATATCTTCTCCTCCCTTCCCTTAGAGCGTGCCCACAGCAACGCTGGTGGCGAAGTTGTAGCGGTTGAGGCGGATCAGGATCTTGTCCGTGGACTCCACGTCAAGCAGTTCCGCGATGGCGTTGCCGTTGTTGGCCCCGGTGGGGGTCAACAGGCCGGTGTTGGTGGCCGTTAGCAGCTGATAGCCGCCATCGGTCACGTTGGCTGCGGTCCAGTTGGCGGTCGAGTCGAATCCAGGTGCCAGCACCTCGAACTCGGCTTGCTCGCCACCGACCCACACGGTGTAGAGGTTGGTTCCAGTCGCCGTGACCTCGTCCACGCCCAGCTGAGGGGAGAGGAAGAACGCCGACAGACCGTAGGGCTTCTGGTTCCCCGAACCGATGTACGGGGTGAAGATTTCCTTGGTCAGACGGCACATCACGGTGCCTGGGTAGATGTCGAAAGAGCGGTTCCAGTTCGGGTCCAGGAAGCCAGCCTTGGGCGTTGCCTGATGCTGTGCGTACTGGGGCCGAAGCGACCGCTTGAGAGCGGGGTTACTCGCGGGGGGACGAAACATGCTCCTCCTCCTTTCCAGGTGTTTGAGTGGCTACTTGATCCAGAGAGCCACGTCGTTGGACAGGTCATTGTTGGCCTCGAAGCCACGTCCAGCGCTCATCTGGCGCTGGCCGAAGCCAGGGGGGAGACCGTTTTGGCCCGCACCGCGATTGGTTCCTGCGGTTCGGCGTGCGGCTGCCCGACGAGTGCTCGTCACGGCATCCAGGAGACGAATGCGGTCCACAATGGTCCCGTGGCGCATCGTCTGTGCTAGCCCTGCGATCTTCCACTTCTCCTCGGAAGTATTCGGGGCTAGTCCCGCTGCGATGTAGGCCTCGGCGTAACGCACTGCCGTGATCCCATCCGCCTTGCGGTTCGAGGTCTTGGAGCTATCCCCTTCACCCGGTGCCCAGATCTGGGAATCCGGCGAGAGGTCTGGGTCGGCGAGGTTGTCGGAGGCATTGCCACCGAAGTCGCCGAGGTCGAACTGAGAGGCCTGCGCATCTGCATCGGTGTCGCCACTAACTGGCTTCTCCACGTCGATGCGGTCCTGCGGTGCAGCCACGTCCAGTGAATCGTCTGCGTAACGTCGCACGTTGGCCCTCCGTCCTTCATTCCTTTTGGCTTCTCGAAGGACAGAACCCAGGGTCGGGAACAGAACTTGCGGGTCCAGCCCCTTGGCCTGGCAGAAGCGAGCAGCACAACGGCGGATGAAGGCCGCGTTGCCGTGCTGGCGAGCGGTGCGTCCGGTGGCCTGCTGGACCCAAGCATCGAAGGCCGAGAAGTAGCGGCGGCTGGCGTCCTTGGGCTGGGTCTCAGCCGAGTCCAGGGCGATGTCATCGAAGTCGCCCTTGAGCCCCTGCTGATCGGTACCCGACAACGGCGGGTCCACCTTGCCGGGAACGTCTGCACCCGAGACCGACTGGGCACCGGGAGAAGGCCACTCACCATCGTCGGCCACCCGCTGGTTGCCGTTGACCCGGCGTCCGGTGATCTGCTCGTAGGCGATCAGATCGCGCTTGAGTTCGTTGCTGCGGCGGTTGATCCA